TATAAAAATGGTCTAAAAAACGTCACAACAAAAGTACGATTTTGGTAATTGTATGCCCAAAATACAACGTCAATTAATTCGAATATTTACTGTAATAACAATACTTACAGACAACGATTAAGATAATGCTTCAATATCTTATTTTTTTTTAATTTAAAGGAGCTGAAATTAGTGGCAAGAGAACGAAGTCCAAACAGGGAGAAAGCATTTGAGATATATAAAGAACATAATGGAAAAATAACATCTAAAGAGATTGCTGAAATACTAAATGAAAAACTAAATAATATTAACAGCTGGAGAACGCAAGATAAATGGAGTAAGAAATTTAATAAGATAGGTGCTCCTTATGGAAATGCGAATGCTGCCGGTAATTGTTCCGGCGGTGCTCCTAAAGGAAATCTTAATCGTTTTACGTATGGAAATTACACAAAGAGAATTCCTTTTGCGGTAAAAAACATCATGCAAGAATTAGATATAGAAGATCCTTTGGAAAAACAATGGAGAATGATTTGTCTGCAGGAAGCAAGAATAATTAATATGCAAAAAATTATGCATGTAAAAAATAAAAATGACATGACAAAGGAACTTAAAAAGACATCTGACGGTGAAAAGGGCTCCAGTGAAGAATATGAAATTCAATTTGCATGGGACAAGGAAGCTAATTTAATAAATACACAGTCAAAAGCAATGAATACATTATCAAAACTGATTAAACAGTATGATGATATGCTGAATGCAAATTGGGATTTAGCCACAGAAGAACAGAAACTAAGAATTGAAAGGCTGAAAGTACAAATTAAGAATGATAAGCAAGGTATTAATGAAATTGAGTTATTACCTAAAATAGTAATTAAGCGTGGTGGTAATAATGAGTGAAAAAGAAATTGAAATATTACCACTTTACTATGATTATGTAATTCTGACAAATTATCCTGTTTACATTCTTGTTGGAGGTAGAAATTCCGGTAAATCATATTTTGTAGAGCAGTATGCAGTAATTAAAATGCATAACAAGAAAAAATATAAATTACTTGTTGTAGAGGATGTAGAAGTCAATGTTGGTGCCGGGGTGAAAGCAGGCATTGAAAGTAGAATTGAAGACTTTGATTACAATGTATTATTTAAAAGCATACAACAACCGCCAACAATAAAACATTTATCAACAGGCAGCAATGTTATATTTAGGGGATATCATAACAAAAAACAACAAAAACAAGTTAAATCAATAAATGA